GATTGATGATGCTGACGCTGCTACTGCTAGAACCACTCTTGGTTTAGGCACTGCTGCTACCACTGCAAGCACTGCATACGCAACTGCTGCTCAAGGTACACAGGCAGGAACCAATGATACTGACATTGATAGTATCTACACTGAATTGAATGCTATTGGTAATGACGCTAGTATAACAACCGTTGCACACCTTAAGGCTGCACTCGCTGCTCTATCAAGATAATTAAATGGCACAACCAAATTCAAAAGCAACTCTCAAGGAGTACGCCCTACGTAGATTGGGTAAGCCTGTGTTGGAAATTAATATTTCCGATGATCAAGCTGATGATGCTCTAGATTATACCATTGAGAAATTTCAAGAGTTTCACTTTGGTGGATCTGAAAAGATGTATATGAAGCATCAGTTTACTGCTGAAGACTTAACAAGGTTCCAAGCAGATATATCTGAGACTGGTAGTGACACTGATCAAGCAGGTAGTACAGGTACTGTTTTTAAACAACAGTCAAATTATTTACAGATGCCTGATCATATCAGGGCTGTTAATGGTATCTTTACCTTCCAAGATAAAGGTACTGCAAATATGTTTGATATTAGGTATCAGTTACGTTTGAATGATCTGTTTGATTTTACATCAACACAGTTTCATCATTACTATATGATTCAGACACACCTACAAACAATCAATTTTTTACTAGAGGGAATGAAACCAACTAGGTTTAATGCCTCTAATGGTAAACTCTTTATTGATATGGATACTCTGACTGATGTTAGAGAAGGTGAGTTTGTTGTTATGGAATGTGTTAGTGCTATTGATCCTGCTAATTGGACACGCATTTATAATACACTTTGGGTGAAAGATTATGCAACTTCTATGATTAAGAAGCAGTGGGGACAGAATATGTCCAAGTTCCAAAATGTTCAACTACCAGGTGGTGTTACTCTCAACGGTGAAAAGATTTATAGTGATGCAGTAGAGGAAATAGAAAAACTGGAGGAACAGTTGAGACTTACTTATGAAGAACCACCTATGGATATGATCGGCTAATGGCTACTAACTCCTACTTCACAATGGGAACCACGGGGGAACAGAACCTCGTTGGTGAACTTGTAAAAGAACAGATCAAGATGTTTGGTACAGATGTATATTACATCCCACGTGTCATAGTTGATGAGGATCCTACCTTTGGTGAGGACTCATTATCTAAGTTTGATGATGCTTATTTGATAGAAGCATACTTAGAGAATGTTCAAGGATTTGGTGGAGACGGAGATCTATACAGTAAGTTTGGTGTAAGGATATCTGATCAAGTTAATTTTATTATCTCACGAGATAGGTTCACAGAACTAGTTGATGATAATGTTACATTAATACAAGAGGGTAGACCTAATGAAGGAGACTTGGTTTACTTCCCTCTAGCAAGCAAGTTATTTCAAATACAATATGTTGACTATGAAGTACCCTTCTTCCAGTTGGGTAAAATTCATACTTGGGGTCTGAAGTGTGAACTATACGAGTACAGCGACGAGGACTTCGATACAGGTGTCGATGCTATCGACAAAGTGGAGAGGAACTTTGCTACTACTATCACACTCAACTTCACCACAGGTGGTACTGGTACCTTTACTGTAGGTGAGGAGATTGCAGGTGGGACAAGCAATGTCACTGCTGAGGTTAAGTCTTGGGATGCTGCTAGTAGGCAACTCCAAATTTATAATAGATCGGGTATCTTTACTATTCCAGAGACAGTTACTGGACAGACATCTGGTGCTGCTTGGACTACTGCTAGCTATAATACCCTAAATAATACTAACTCTGAGTTTGATCAGAATCAATTCTTTGAGACACAAGCTGATGGTATTCTTGACTTCAGTCAAGGTAATCCATTCGGTGAATTCGGACAGAGCAACTAATGTTAGGAACATACTCATACAACGAAATCTTCAGAAAGACTGTTATATCCTTCGGTACTATCTTCAATAACATTGAACTGAAACGTACTGCTGGATCTAAGACAGAAATAATGAAGGTACCTCTTGCTTATGGTCCAAAGGATAAATTCCTAGCACGTTTAGCACAAGCAGGTACTGCTGATCAGAAACAAGTTCAGATTACTTTACCACGTATATCATTTGAGATCAGTGGATTTTCATATGATAATGCAAGGAAAGTATCCCCTACTCAGATAATTAGACACGTAGGTACTGATGACAAAACAAGAAAGACATTTATGCCTGTGCCTTATAATGTTGACTTTGAGTTAGCGATCTTATCTAAGAATCAAGATGACGGTTTACAGATTCTAGAACAGATACTACCAGTGTTTCAACCAATGTTTAACATCACAGTTAATTTGGTAGATGCTATTGGTGAGAAAAAAGATTTTCCTATCACATTAAACTCAGTTAATTATGAGGATGATTATGAAGGTGATTACACAACACGTAGAACATTAATCTATACGTTGTCATTTACCGCTAAGACTTATCTATATGGTCCTGTCACTGACACGACTGATAAGCTTATCAAGAAAGCAATCGTTGATACTCACCTTAAGGTTGATACAACTGCTGCTCGTGAAGTTAGATACACAGTCACACCAGATCCTATTACTGCTGAGGCTGATGATAACTTCGGATTCAATGAAATTTACAGTGAGTTTACTGATGCAAAAGCCAGAGATCCAGTCACAGGAACCGATGTCGATGTATAACGGCATTGAGGATGCCCTCGATGTTGAAACATCCATTGTACCTAAAGAGAAAACAGAAGTCGTTAAACCTGCTATGGTTGAGCAGATTACTAAGGACTATGAGTATACTCGTGGAAATTTATATTCACTTATTGAGAAGGGACAAGAGGCTGTTGATGGTATATTAGAACTTGCTCAAGAATCAGATAGTCCTAGAGCATATGAAGTTGCTGGTAATATGATTAAGAATATAGCAGACACCACAGATAAGTTAATGGATCTGCAAAAGAAATTGCAAGAAGTTGAAGAAGGTCCAGCAAACCCTCAGAAGAACGTTACAAACAATACTATGTTCGTTGGTTCTACTGCTGATCTTGCGAAATTCCTGAAGTCGCAACAGGATAAATAGTCTAGTAAAAGGATTCGAATCACAATGTCCGTCTTAAATGTATTAGATACTCAGACAGTGAGTGGTTCAGGCTCTGCATATATTGTGGTCAAGTCTGGTGTTGTGCGTGCCTACGCTGCTTCAGCATCCACAATTAAAATAAATGCTGGACCTGCCATAACACTTGCTGCTGGAGAAGCAGTTCTCCTCTCCGTTGGTAAATCAAAGAACGTATCAATTACTGGTGCATCCGATGCTGCTGCCTGTGTATACACAGTTGGTGGTGGAGGTGCTGGTCAAACTCACACGTTCGCTGTTGGAGATTATATTCAAACAATAGATGGTGGTGACACCGATGGATTTGTTGCAGCGTTTGAAACTGCTGCTTCTTCTGGAAAGAAAGTCACTGCTATTTCCGATAAAACAGTAACAACTGATTACGATTCATCTGCTGCTTCTGCTGCATATGCAATTGCTGAGGCAGATGTTATTGCTAACACTGTCCCACAACTTCAAAGAGCTGTCAAATTAACTGCTGGTGGCAATGATGTTGTAGTAGAACAAGTACAAATTGTAGGTGGCTAGCACACAAACACACAAACACACAAGAAATGGACACACCACAGGATCCTGCGTTAAGAAAGAAGAAGCAGATGCTCGATAAGAAGCAGCTGATGCTTAATCTTCGCAAACTTCAGCTACAGCGTAAGGCTGTATCTGCTGGAGCTGATACTGATATGCGTACAGAACATATCAAATCCTTCAAGGAATTTCTTGCTGAGGGTGGTCTGGCTCGTGCTATCAGTAAATCAAAGACAAAAGTTACTGGACATATCAGTGCTGACAGGGGTTCTAGCGAAAGTAAAAATAAAGAAAAGCGTAAGGGTCTTGAGAAAGATCTGAAGAAGAAGGGTATTGGTTACAAGAAGGGTGTGGGTCAGTACAAGTATGACGATGGGAAAACTGGCACAGAGGTTTCCTACCACACTTCTAAACCTGATAAGATGTCTAAGCGACGCTTTGGTAAACTAACTCGCAGGCTAGGTCGTAAACACGGTCAGGAGTCTGTTATTACAAAAGATAAAGACAAGAGTGCCAAACTGCACTATACTGATAAAAGCGGAAAGAAATCCGAATCTATCGGTAAGACTAAAGCAGGGAAGCATCCAGGTGGGTATGGTGAAACATCATCCACTAAAGTCCGTTCTAAATCCC